AGCGCTTGACCATCTGTTCTGTAAAAATTCATCACTTACTCTGTTCCTATATCCTCTTCTCATACACTCTAAAGTAAATAAATGGTCTTCCCCTATCTGACATACATTCCAATCAACATCATCAACAAACTTAGATAACTCATTGCCGTCTATAAAATGATTAGCAATTATTTCTTTATTATGCAAATAAGACACTTTAGGCCACAACGCTTCATCTCTGCAACCCAAATGCATAAATCCTTCATCCATCCATTCGTTATAAGTTTCTATCATATCATCAATATCTTTTTCTGTAGAAACTCTTTTTGATTTTTCCATATTCGATTCAAAACCATGATACTTTTTATTTCTACGATAAAATATAATATCATCATCTAAGATAGCATATCTTTTCTTTCCAGCTTGTCTATAAATTAATTCTCTAGTTTTTGCAATACCTATATTATCACCTACAACAAAATATTCACAATCATATTTGTATTGTTCTCTCTCATGTTCTTGAACAACTAAAATAGTTTTTTCTTTGTATTTGTCAGGCAATCCATTAAATGTAACCTGATTATCAACTCTTTTATATGTTGGTATGTATATCGTTTCCATTATCTTATTATATCAATTTTATTCATAGTTTCAGCATTCCATACTTCTAATTCTTTTCTCACTTTATCATTTGCCTTCAAATTATTATATCTGTTTGTCGCCTTTCTCTTCCACCAATTAATAATATTTTCTAAATCGTGTTTATGATAATTCTGACCTTTAATTAAAGTATCTGTTTTTCCTAATAATACATCTCTTGTATTTTCAAAACCATAATCAGACATATAAAATCTTTTCTGTGTGGTAACGCCTTCTGCTTTTGTAATAGCAGACACAAACTTTTCATACAAATCTATATCTGATTCTCTTAGCGAAATTTTAATTAATGAAATCATTTTTGTAGTAATCTTTAACTTACGGCTTGAAGCATCTTTGTGTATTATTTCGTCTTGAACATCATCTTCAATAATTTTCTTACACGAAGCATAAGCCTCTTCGCCAAGTGTTGGTACAAACTTAGATTCTGTATCTCCTTTAAATCTCAAAAATGGTTTTAGTCCATCATACATTGATGTACCTTTAATATTACCATATAAACTTGTAGTTTCAAACAAACAGAATTCTGTATCATATTTTTCATTTATCATTTCTCTAACTTTATGAGAACAACAAATCAGCGCCAACAATTTACCACCAAGATAATTAAACCCAAACGGTTGTATTGGAACAATAACAAATCCCATTATTGCTCTTTGATTAAAAATTGTCAATTCTGGTACATCGCCAAGATAATTATTTCTTGGTTTAGAATTAATAATAGGCGACCCTAATTTAATAAAACCCAACATAGTGTTTGTATTTTTTTCTTTAACGACTAATTTAAGTTCTTTGCCTGGGGCTTGGTCTGGACTAAAGCTAGCAACTTTCTCAAGCATTGCATTAAATGTTTGATTGTCAATCTGAGCAACCTCAATGTCCATATCCTCAGGATACATATCATAATCTTGAAACATATCATCTTCTAAACCAAAACCAGGAATAGGTACTGGCAAATCCTTAACTCTTTCAATCTTTCTTAACCGAAAGTAATCATCAATTCGGTCAATATTACTAAAAAAATCAATAATAATATTCGCTGTTTTAACTGCTGTTGTTGTTTGTATCTTCACTATTTTCTATTTCTCAAAACAATTGACTGATACCATCTCATTAACCATATCACCTTTAAAGGGTGGTGCTCGGGGTCTGGTATTTCATTTTTAAAATACTTAATAAAATCTTTTATTTCCTCATCTGTCATTAGAAAAAATCATCCAAAGTTGATTGTCTTTCAAAACTCCAATCGATTGCATTAACAATAAACCTCAATGGTTCTAAAAACGATTTATCAAACTGATTATCATAATCAATATAATTGTGTAAACCAAATTCTTTTGGCAAAGTCCCAATAAAAGATATTACATTTTCTCTCAACGGATTTGGTTCTTTTAATTGAATAAATTTAATCTTATCGCCTTCTAGAATTTGTTCATATTTTTTTAATTTCTTTTTCTCCAATAAATTATTATATAACAAAGAACCTCTCACATGAATTGGACACGACTTCTTGTATATCGTTGTTCTCGAACTATACTTTTTAAGATTATTACAAGAACGAGGATAAGCAATATCTTCTGGTCGTAACTTCTTAAATTTTTGCCTGAAATCATCTATAAATTGAATCAACGCCTGCTCATCTTTATTCATAATAACTTTTAATGCTTCTTTAATTTTATCTCGACAAGCTGAAGGAGTAGAACTTTTAACTGCCTCGATACCCATAATCTTCAATTTAGGTTCTTTTAATTCAACACCTTCTTCATTATACACATTCAAAATATATCTTTTCTTTGCAGTCCAAATGCCCTTGTTTGCGATAACTTCTCGTTTCATTATCATCTTTTGGTCATATGCATTTACATATTTGGCAAGTTTATCAAACGACTTATCGATTTGTGGTTGTATCGTTTCTTCACAAAACTTGTCCATTATTCTAACAACTTTTCTTGTGTCAGATGTGTCTTTGAATATTCGATTGACAACTTCCCCCAAACGAATATAGATAGAATCTGTATCGGATGCCACAACATAGGATACATTTGTTGTCTTTAACATCTTATTTAAAAACTCATTGACATCTCTTTCAATCCAACGAATTGTTAATTGTCCTGCTGTTGTAATACCTTCTGCGTGGCGAACATCAAAATATCTAAAGTACTGATTGCCGATAGCCCCATAAGCACTATTCAATGCAATCTTTCTCGCCAACTGAATATTGTGATTCTTAGCAATCTCAAACCAATACTTTTTATCTCCGGTTTGTTGGTAATTCGTTTTTGCTTCCAACATTTTCTTTTTATAAACAACTCGTTCTTGATAAAGCGTCTCCATCAATTCTGGAAGAAACCCTCGTTTGTCTGTTCTAAACTGAGCGCCGTTTGGTGTTATCGTTTTACCATCTAAGTCAGACAAATCGGACTTTTGATTCAACATATTTTCCACATTAACTCGGTTGGGGTCAAACCCAACCATTGTTTCTGGAGATATATTGTACTGCATAATCAAATGTGGGTACAAACTATTCAAATCGAAACTTGCAATCCAATCGTGAAATCCAATAACAGGGTCTTTTACATATGCACCTTCATAACCAAAAGATTCTTTCGATTCTGTGATTGCTGGCGGAACAATATTCTTTGACCGTAGATGATGATAAATGATACAATCCCAAATTCTAACTTGACCAAACACATCTTGATAATTAACTTTCGCTTCGTAAGCCATTGTTAAATGCAAAGCAATCAATTGCATTTTATCTTCTAACTTATCGACTAACTCAACATCTTGTATATTGTATTCTACAAATCGTTGATAATCGTTCTGATAAAATTCTTTGAAAGTATCGTACGGATTATCTAACTTGTTTTGACCAAGCTCGACTTCACCAATGTAATCGAGTTTATAACTTTCACGCCTAACGAATGTGTGTTTGCGATACAAATCAAGATAGTCAAGAACATCAACTCCCAAAATATCATAAAAGTTTTCTTGTTTGTTATAGCCTTTGCCAGTAATTCTTGTACTTCGCTGTTCGACCACACCCCACGGACTGTATTGTAAAATCCAATCATCGCCCATTAGATAACGAAAACGATTCATCAAGTAAGGGATATCAAAGAACTTTACATTCCATCCTGTGATAATATCAGGATTGTATTCAACCCAAAATCTTGTAAATGTTTCTGCTAAATTAGTTTCAGTTACACAATCAATATACTGAACATCATCTCGGTCATTGACAAAGCTGCCCATACCGAAAACAATAATCTTTTTTGATGTGTGGTCTTTTACTGTGATACAGATTAAAGGTTCATCTGCTTTATCTGGACTTGGGAAACCATTTTCACTTTCACACTCAATATCGATTGAAAGTAATTTGATTTGTTTTAAATCCCAATCAATCTTCCCAGGGAATTCTTCCGCAATGAATGGATATTGGTGTCTTGTGTTGCCAAAATATTCAAAATTCGTAACATCTTTGTATTCATTAATCCACTTTGTAGTTTCAGGAATACTATTAAATTTTATCTTAGCAACATTTCGACCATCCAATGTTTTATAATCCGACTCTTTTGCAGTCGGAATAAAAAGAGATGGTTTATAATTAATTCTATATTTTTTTTGAGCGCCGTCTTTATCAACACCACGAACTAACAACCGTCCCCTAAATGGCAGAACACTTGTGTAGAACTTCATTAATTATATTTGAGTATTATTAAAGTGGTTGTTTAATGTTTCAATTCTTTGTTCTGCTGTTGATATTTGGGTCAGTAGATGTTCCATTGATTTCAAACTTTCACCTGATGCTGGACTATCAAAATGAATCACTAATGAAGCGACCGCAGTTGCTACCTCAGCCTCTGCTCGTTTCATTAATGCTTTATATAATGGGTTTTCTGTTTGATGATTTTTTGCCATATTTCACTCCTTGTCATTGTTTAACATAATTATACTCTAGTTTATTGATTTTGTCAAGTGTTTGCCCACAAACTTCTGTCGTGTAGTTTCGTCAATATCTTTTCTACGATACTGCCTTTTGACTTTAGCGCTTCTTCAATGCCGATTAAACCTGGCGTTGAATTGACTTCAATAAAATAAGGTCTATCTTTTTCTCTATTCTTCGCTGGAATAAAATCTACTCCAACTACAATACCACCAACCGCCCTTGCAGCCGCTAGTGATTCTTCTTTTTCTAATTCGGTTAATTTGTGTGGTACTGGGTCTGAGCCTTGTGATACATTACTTCTGAAATCTCCTTTAACAATAGGTCTTTTCATTACACCCACAACTTCATCACCACAAATAATTACTCTTACATCATAATCGGTTTCAATTTGTTCTTGTAAGATGATGTCAATAAATTCATTTTCTCTATACAATAACTGTACGATTGATTGTAATGAGGCAGCACTTTCAACTAGAATAACTCCAACTCCTCGTGAGCCTGTACCAGTTTTTAATATGATAGGAAATTTACTATCTAAATCTTCTAATGCTTTTTCTGAACCTTCTGAGTGGCATATTCTAACTGTTTTTGGTGTTTGTATATTGTGTCTTTCAAAAACAATCTGATTCATTACTTTATCAGAGCAAATGTCGTGGCACTTGTTTGTATTGATAACTGTAAATCCTCTGTGTTCAAAATCTTTTATCATATCATACCAAGATTTATTACCAGAAACACCTGGTGTTCCAAGTCCTCTTGACATTATAATTGTGTTTTCTGGATTTAACTTGAAAGGTTTATCATATTTCATTTCCGTTTTAGGGTCGGGTTGAGCAACAGCGCCACCCTTTTCTACTGGAAATGTGTAAATATATAATTCACCATCTTTAGTATCAGTATAAGCACCAACAAATTCTCCCAATATACATTCTATACCAAGTTTCTTGGCCTTTTCTCTTATTAGGTCGCCTGTTTTATTAGGGTCCTCGGCATCATCATGTGAAAGAATAACCAAACGATATGATTCTTCTTTCGCCTCAGATATAAATTCTCTAAACTTCGGTGTCTCCATCTTCCGTTTTTTTGCCTATGTTATATTTTGCTTGTAAGTCCCATTCGTCCTTTTCTTTGAACGCCAGAACTTTGATTTGTGATAGAGGTGCTTTGTTTTGAGCATTCTCTTTATTTAATATAGAAACCAAACCCCAATCACTCAATAATTGAGCAATAGTATTCCTTCTTTCAATGTCATTCTCTGAAAAATTTGCAAACTTACCATCTAATGCAAATAACTCTTTAAAATGGACTATGAAATATCTTCCTTGTTTGTGAAGAATGTGGCACGATTGGAATAATTTTTTGTCTTTCCTCGAGGCAACGCCAATTCTTGTTAATGTTTCTCGAACCTTTAGGAAATCGTCTGGCTCTTTTAATTGGACTTCCAACATCCTTTCCGGATGCCAAGTATTATCTAATTCATTCATTTTTTCCCACCTTTATATAATTTTTCTTTAATTAATTTCAACTCTTGCTTGGTGAGTAAATCAAGAGCAGTTTTGGCCTTTTCATTATTATATCCATAATACTCCTTTACACACTCAATATCTTTTAGTTTACTAGCTCTCAAAAAAGGACTATACCTTTTTTTACTTCTAATACTATTTAGTAGAAATTGAAATTGCATATCTTTATCAAGAAAATGATTTCTATTCATTTCATTGACAAGCATTACGGTGTCTTGAAAACCAGATAGGACTTTGTTGACCATAAATGCAGGGTACTTTTTAACCCACATTGTATCTTCTGAAGCCATCACATTCTTTTTTGTGTGATTGATGGCGTTCAGATATTCTTTTAATTCATAACTCATTTGAACTCCAATCTCCAAATTTAATTGCCTTAGAAATGGGCACTTCTACTATCTGCTCTGTCATTTGTTTGTATTTGAAGTACTTATCTTTTATTGGATATTGACTTTCTATTTCTCTAGTGGTAACAATAGCGTCTTTATGATTTACACTAAAAGTAATATTGATATATGGATATGATGTATTAATCCAATACTTTCTTTTTCTTCCTAATCTATGGCACCACTTATAATGAGATGGCCATTCATTTTTTCCAAGAGAAAAATACATCAACTTCAATAAGTCCTAATATCTTTCCATCTCTATCAACTACTCCCATATCAACTTTATATTCGCCCAAAGGATCCTGTATTAACTGAAACGGTCCATCAATTTGAAAGTAGTCCTGTAACCAAGATTTAAAGTTTGGGTCATTGGTTAATAATCTTTCAACTGCTTCTCGCTCTGGTATATCGTTATAACCACGCTTTGCAAATTTGTTTATTTTTTGTTGATTGGTCAT